ACCAGCACCTAATACACCGTCTGCTCTTGTTACAAACTCTCCGTCTGCTAATTGAGCTAACATCGTATCCTCGTCTTTGTCTCCTGTTCCGGATCCGTCCTCTACATAACCAGTTGCTCTAACATAATTGTTAGCATCATGCTCGTCATGAGATGTTTTTGATGGTAAGTAATTAATACCACCTTCGTTAAATCTTTTTACTTCAGCTAATCCACCTTCTCTTAATCTAGATTTAACCATTTGATATGGATTGCCTTCAAAATTACCTTCAGGTATGTAAACTTTTTCGTAATCTTTTTCATCACCAGATACTGGATCTATATATTTAAAGTTGGGTCTGTTTTCTGCAAAATCTTTGTAAGCTATATTATATGTTGGTTGATACATATCTACTGGGCCTTGTTCAAAAGCTCCTGATGCATAGCTTAGTCCAGATATACCTGCAAATAATTTTAATGGATCTATGTCTGATGGTGCATCTTTTTTATAAAATAATCTTTGCATTAATGTTCTTTTATCAGGTGTTACTGCATTTGCTCCTGAAGCTACATTTCCAACATTAGCTGTAACATTACCAGCTGTGCCAAATTCATTTAATGGATTATTTGCAATTGATGATAATCCAGTACCTGTTGTAGTAGAGCCTACTGCAGAAGTAGCTGCTGGCGTACTAATAAAAGGTAAGGATTGTGCAAAAGCTGTGTTTGTGAATGTTGGAACATAATTTGCAGATGCAATATTACCAAAACCAGCAGCGTGTACTCCTGGTATCATTTTACCCCCATAGTAGCCCATAGCAGCCCCTGTACCAGCCGATAATAGTCTTCCTAGTCCTGAGGCTCCAGATTTCTTAGCATCTCTATATCCTCTGTATCCTCCGTAAGCGGCAAGTGCATAGGGTAAAAATTGTAACATTTATAAACGTTCTCCTTAAAGATCTTTAAATGTAAAATAATACCATTTTACTTATTGATTATCAACTCATCAGCGAACCTTCCAGCATACTTAAATTCGCCTACATGGGTAATTGGGTCTAGTATATAACTATAGCATTTACCACCTATATCTTTCCATAATTTACAGAAAGCAAAGTCTTCACCCATATACATTTTAGTCTTCGGATCGTATAAAGTATCAAAGAAATTCCATAGGTTTTCTTTATCAACTAATTGGCCATTAATAACTGTCTTTTGAACAATAGTTCTATCAGGATAAGCTTTCATTAGCTTGTCAAAAACACTACGTTTTATTAACATACAACCAGTAGCACCATGAGTTACTTCTATTACCCCTTTACTTAAGCTTATATCTTTTTCATTTGGTACTCTAAGTGGGTATTGATAGATTGAACTAGCAAGTTCTTGTACTGTTTTAATATCTCCTGCTTTAACCTTATCAAATGCTTTACCCCAGTTTGCATTTTTTAATGGGTATGGAGCTGATATAACGTCTTTGTCTCTATCTAACATAGCTTTGATTGTACCTGCTTCAAATTCTATATCTGAGTCTATAAATAATAAATAGTCAGCACCTGAAGTTAGGAAATCTGCAACACATAAGTTTCTACCTTGAGTTACTAATGATGATTTAACTAATTGAAAAGTTACTTTTAGTTTGTTTTTAAAACAATATTTTTGAAAATCTAGTACAGATTCTGTAAAATGAATACTAACTTGATCATGTACAGGTGTAGCTACATATATATGTTTTATATCTGATTTATTACCTACTCGAATAGGTTTAGCTGCATCTTCTGCAGAAACTTTTTTTCCTATATCTTTAATCATAAACTCCTAACGATAATGTTATTCTTGGAGATAAACCAATTGCTTGATGTATGTCTCCTTTTTTTATTGATATTAAATCTTTCTCTTCTAACATATAATTTTCTTTATTAATGTTATAAATAACACGTCCATACAAATTGTATAGATAAACATTATAATCATCTTTATGTATATTAGAGGATGCTCCTTGAGTAAATCCTACGTATAAATCTACATCCATTGGTCTAGATTGTAGTTGAAATTCTTTGACAATTTTATTTATTATAGATTTAAAAGCAGGATGTTGATGGACATTTTTTACAACTATCGTGCCTTGGAGTATAAAGTTTTCTAGCCATTTACTAGATTGTTTAGATTCAAAATGAGCTTCGGATATTAAGTTAGTTAGTTGATTAAAATCTAGTTTTTCGTCACTAAATTTTTTATAGACCTTTTGCATTGAGTGCACCCCTCAAGAAGTTTTCCCACTCTGAACCTTTTTTCTTCCAACTATAAAATCTTTTATAGAATTTTTGTTGTTCTGCTAAATGTTCTTGTAGAGATTGTTCATGTAGATAGGCAGCAGCTGTTTCTATTGCATGTGCAGTTGCTCTTGCTAAGTTTTCTACATCGGAATCATAATTAACATACACTGGCCATTCAGAACAAGTTTCAAATAAAGCTCCAAAGTTTGTAGTTATAACATGTAGGCCTGCAGACATACATTCTAAAGCTGATATACAAAATGTTTCTTCAAATATACTTGGATATACAAACATTTGATAATCAGTAATTTTTTCTAATATCTGTTCATTAGGTACATAACCTATGTAATTTACATTAGTTAAAGATTTAGCTTGATCAAATAAAGGCTGATAAGTAGCTTCATGTACTTGACTAAACTCACTACCATATACTTTTGTACTGCTGTAAACATCTAAAGTAATTAATGGATTCTTTACAAGTTGCATTGCTGCTAATAATACGTTTAATCCTCTCCAAGGAGTTGAATGATGTATTATTTTAATTGGTTGACCTTTTATATAAGGTTTTCTTTCTGGAAAATTTGTACAACCATTTTTAATTACTATTGATTTGTTTTGTGGAATATTAAAAGCCATTCTAAATTTTTCATAATTCCAATGTGAATTAAATACATACCAATCATAATCAGGATGTTTAAAAGGATTACCAAAAAATTCTTGTAGGTTACTCTGATCGTAAGAATTTTTTTGCCAAAGTATATTTAGTTTGTTTGGATCGATAGGTACTTTACCAGGTATAGAAGTACAGATTTGTACTTTATCTAACAGCTCTTTGGGACAATGCTTATAAAGCATTTCCATTTGCAACTCGGTGCCACCTCTAGGTTCCATTATTTTTTGGTTTTACCAAACAAGGAAAGTTTTGCAACTGTTATTTCCAAGTCTTGCCTGAAGTCCTCTGCGGTTGTATCTGTGTTAGGATCTGCAACATCTGCGTCAAATTCAGCTTTATCTGCATATACCTTACCAGTTCTTTTGTGCTTTACTATTTCTACTGCTTTTGCAGGTATCTTTATAGGTTCATCACTCATATTTTAATCCAATGATTTTTTATATTATCGTTAACATGATCAATATAAGAGCTTTGAGTTCTTATGTCAAACGCTATGGTTATTCTTACATCGTCTTTTTCTACAGTGCTTACTTTATGGGCAAGCCAACCTGGAAATAAAGTTATTTTTCCTGGTGTATTTTTACATCTATAAGATGTTTTAAAATAGGGTACTTCATAATCTGTTGTTGTATCTGCAACTTTTACACATATATGTCCACTTAAATAACCTGTATTATCATCTGCATGATTATGTAATTTAATTTCTTCACCTTTTCTCATTACATTAAACCAACATTGTACATAATATGATTCGTGTATATCTACTTTTAAAAATTCACAAAATGAATCGTGTGCTTTTCTTATATGATTTTTAAGAAAGCTACACTCAGGAAACTCAAGTAAGTTGTAATATATAAATCTACTAGTAACACTATTTTCACTTAATCCTGTACCACCATTATCATGTGGTGGATATTGTTTTATAAGTTCTTTTTCTTTGTATAATAAAAATTCAGATAATACTTTTGTATCAATAGGAAGATCATCTTCATAAATATGATATGAATAATGAGGATTAAAAGGATTATTAATATTGTTGTTTTGAAAATTAGTAACGTGCATTATATTTTTTCCAATCTACTATTTAATGATATACTAATTCGTATTTTTTCTGTGTTATTAACATCTACTCTGTGTTCTAACCAACTAGGAAAAACTAAACATCTACTTGTCTTAGGCTCAAAGACCCATTCTGAATTTGTTGATGTTGAACTATTATTAAAACATGAGGAATCCCAATTCTTTTGATATAATGGTGAAGGATGTAAAAATTGTATATTACCTGTGTCTTCATCAGCTTGAACATAATATACTAATGATAAAAAACCATCATGTGTATGTCCCCAATTAAAAGAACCTTTTGTATTAATATTTGCCCAACAATTATCCATAACTACTTTATATTCGTTAGTTCTACCACCTAATTCATCAAAAGACGAATTTAAAATGCTTTGTGCATTATAAAAAAATTTTTGAAATACCTGTGAATCTAAGGGTATATCATTTGATTGCCAACCATTTACATTGGATATAAAACGACTTTCACCATGATTTTTCCAATCAATAATGTAATTTTTTAACGCATTATTATCTATAGATGTAATGTTATAATGCCATATAGGACTACCAAACAAATTATTAACTTGCACTAACGCCCTTGTCGGTTGTATTTCTTAAATGTACGTTTTTCATTTTTGTTTAATCGTTTTTTATGACGACCTGGACGCTTCCTAGGTTTTGGTCTTGGGACAAAGTGTATAAACTTAACTCTAGCCATTCTCCTGAGATCTGTCTAATTGAGCATAACTAATAACGCCTTGTATTGTATTACTTCCGGTAGCTGCTGTTACTGTTATTGCATCTCCTGCTTCTAGATTTAAACCTTGTGGGGTAGCATTGACTTGTGATTTAGCTCCTACTTCATCTCTAAAAAATTCATATTCAGTGCTGGAATCAGATGAATCTACAAAATTCATATTTACTAAAATACCTGATGAAGCATCGCTGTTTGCAACATAAACACTTTTGATTATAACTGTTGCATCTGTAGGACATGTAAACACTGTAGTCTTACCTGTACTAGCTTGTTTGAAACCTTGATTTTTATATCTAATTGTCATGATAAAAAGTAATTAAAAGCGTCCTGTTCATTTTTAATTTCTTGTTGATAAGTTGTGTTTAACTTATCTTTAAGAGTTTGTAAAGTTTGTGCTATTTGTCTTTGGTTTTCCTCAGTATAAGTCGGTGTTGGTTCAGGAACATAAATATCTACTTTAGCCATTAGTAACCTCCTGCTCCAGCTGCTGTATCATCTGCTGCTTGAGATGCTGCTGCCGCAGCCGCTGCTGCTCCTCCTGCATGTCCTCCTCCATCTCGGCTTCGTCCAATATCATGATAAGTTGGTGCCATAGCTTTTAAACCTTGTTTTCTAGCACCTCTTGCTGCTGCTTCTTCTCTAGCTTTTTTATCTCGTTTCTGTTGTAAAAAATCTGCAATTGTTCTACTTCTACTTAAACCATGAAATAAACCTGCTATTCCTGCTATTGGTGCAAATGCAAATCCAAGTGCAGAAGAAGCCACAGTTCCTAATCCTGCCATTCTACCCAAAGCACTAATACCTGTTCTTGCAAGTGAACCTTTAAATCCAGGTGCATTTTTATTTAAATTAAAAAAACCTTTATCAATATAATTACTTTTTTCTATTGCCATAGGATCATCATATGCAAAAGTTTGACCACCTACATTAATATTATTATATTCAGACATAGGGTCACCTAATGCTGCTAAACCCATTTGATTTTGATTTTGAAAACCTAATTGCATTACACCTAAAGCTGCGTTGTTAACTTGCTCTCTTTGTCTTTGGTCGTATAACTCAACTGCTCTGTTAGCTAACTGATTGTTATATTGTGCTTGTAATAAATCTTCCATTATCTCATACCATCAGGTTGTACATCTGCCCTAAATGTTCCGTATCGCCAACTTTCTCCATTAGCTGTATTTTCTATCTTAACACTTGCAAATCTAGATCTTGCACGTGTATCGACCTTGTCAGTGGTGCTTGTAATAGTAAACGGCCCAAGTGGTGATGATGCTGAAGTAGAAGAAGGGTATCTTTTAAGACCTATTGTAATTCTAGCATTACCAACAATTCTTTTAAAATCAGGTATAAATCTTCTCATACTCATAAAAAATTGACCATCTCCTTCTATTGATAAATCAAAGTCACCCGATTGCAAGTAAGAAGTTATAGTTTGTGTTACATTACCATCATTGTCTGTTTGATCAGTTCCTGACTCGTGTGCGTAATAAGTTGTTGCTCCGTTTTCCGCTGTCACTCCTTGAATTGTAGGGAACGAAGGAACACCAGTTGTATTGTAAGCTGTCGCGTATGGGTTGTCATATAACGTAGAATCAGCCCAAGAAGTTCTAGCTAAAGATCCTGTATGCCAAATGTTTTCTGCATAGTTGTATGTAACTTGTCTATCTACTTCATCAGAACCATTCTTAGGATAGAACCAAGTAATTTCTTCATATAAATGATTTAAACCTGCATATACTTGTTCACCATTACTATAATTAATTCCTATATTGTCTGTAGCCGCATTAGTTCCTGTAGCTGTAAATACAAAATCTTCTACTAAACAAGGTAATGATTTAACTGTACCATCATAAACAAAGAAGCCTCCTGCTTGCCCCATCCAAAATACTTTACCATTAACATATTTTATTGCATGTTGACCTATTGCACCACAATTAGAACCTACTTGTCTAATAGAAAAAGTAAATGGTGGGCCAACAAACTGCATAATATATGCAGAAGTATCTGTTAATATTAAAATATAGTCTTTTCCTTTAGCTGCACCAACTATTTTAGTTCCTGAATCAAGTCTTAAAGATCCTGCAGTGTTTATTGAAGTAGGAGTATAATCAGAAATATCTTCTTGGTCAGAAAATCTAATAAACATTTTGTCCTGTGTCCCTGAGCTTCCAATAGTGGTTTCTGTTCCAAGCATAATTAAATGTCTGTCTCTTTCAGAAACAATAGACATAACTGATCTTGTAGGAGCTGAAGATACTACAGTAGCTCTTGTTGTTAAAGCTGCAGTAGTTGAGTTAATTGGATCCCACTCAAATGTTTTACCGTTTTTAACAGTTGCAATTAATTTTTGTCCAAAGTGATCTAAAGACCAAGATGCAGGGTCTAGTACGACTGTAGAAGATAATGAAGCATCTCCCCATGCAGTGTAGTATTCGCAAGTAGCACCAGAAGAGTGTGCAGATCGAGTTCCTGCTACAGCTCTTGTAATACCAGTTAGATCATTTGATGATATTCCTGTGTAAGATATAAATTCTGTTCCGACTTTAAAAGTTCCAGACGTTGGCCAGCCAGTCGTTGATGTAAGAGTAATTGACGTTCCTGACCCACCCGTTCCTGCAGTGTCATCACTTAAAGATCCATTTAAAGTTCCTAAGACTCCAGAAGCTCCACCAAAAGTAGATGTTCCCCAGCCATAACCTGCGGATTGAGTAAGTGGCCCTGGTTTTATATATGGATTAACTACAGCTGATCCACTAGCAGCTACTGTCGTTCCAGCAGCTGAAGCCATTGTAATCGTAAAAGTATCAGTTGTAGGTACGGTGACTACTTGAAAAGTATTGGTTGTAAAATCTGCTGCAGTATATCCTGCTCCTACTGGAGGAGTTACAGATGTAAAAGTAAATAAATCTCCAATCTCTAGACCATGTGCAGTTTTATTAACAGTAACTGTGGCTGAAGTATTTGCAGTTGTAAAAGTACAACCAGTAATCGCAGTGTCTAATGGGGTAATATCGTAAAAAGCACTTTCATAATAAATAAATAAAGCTTTGTTAGAACCTAAAGCTACATATCTTCTACCATCCAAATCAGCCCATACAAGCTGTTCTCGGACTGCACCAACTAAAGTTGAACTTGTAATCTGTGCCCATCCACCTATTTTTTCCGGTAAACCATATCTAAACCTAACAAAATCTCCATCAGTCCACTGACCTTCAGCACCGACAGCAGTTATTTGTTTATTAAACCCTGGCTGTATTTGTACATTTTTTAATGGCATGCCATATTATAGCATATGCAGTCTTCAAGATCGATACTCTTGATGTTCGTATCCTGTTTGGTACTCTATGTTAAATACTATAGAATATTTAGGTATATCTGATCTATTTGGTTTACACTCATGTCTTAATAAAGCATCCCAAATAACTGCTCTTCCAGGTTCAGGTTTTACTTTTGTTTGTAATTCAGGAAATTCTAATTCTTGAACGCTGCTATTTAAATAAATTAATCCAGATATAGTGCTTGTACCATGTCTATGATTTCTTGTGTAATCTCCGTAATCGTTTCTTACTCCCCATGCATCTTGTAATATAAAAGGATGATCCCATACTCTAGAAAACGAATTTATGTAAGTCTTACACACATGTAATAAATGAATAAAATTCGAATCATGCATAAATACATTATCAGTCATTTTACCTTTAACATTTGTTTGATAATTTACATTACTTTCATGTTGTACAAAATGATCTATTTTTTTGATAAAATAATTAGTATCAATTTGACCAAGATCAAATGCATATAACCAAGATTGTCTTTGTAATGGTTTTTCTATTTTTAAAACGTCTTTAAGCATACTTTATAAAAAACGGTTGTATAATACGTTCTTCCTGCCACTGTCTTACACCAGGACTATGTATTATATTTGAGTTATACATTATAAACCTATTAGGTTTACTTGCAACTGTAAGTGTAGGTTCATAATCTGAAAAATCGTTATATAAAGATGTGCCATCTTGAATAGATTGTGTGTTTAAATAAACAACTCCAGCTAAATCTATACCCCCACCATCAACATGTTTTGCATAATTATCCCAAGATAAACTTTTTTTTATTTCTGATAATAATGTCTTTCGATAAAATGTATGCATTGTAAAAGGTTTTAATTTTAATTCTTTTAATTTATTTTCTAAATATTGATATGCAGGATTTTCTTTTTTTAAATCGTTAGTTTCATAAGTAGGATAAGCTTGGTATCTGTTTATATCTTTTCTGCAAGGCTGATGAGTAGGATTAAAATCAAAAGCTTGAACTTGTTCTAACACATCAGCATACAAATGATCTGGGTAAAAATTATCAATAAGAGTTATCATTTAAATTTAATATGTGTGGTATGTTTAGTATCTTTTTGTTGTATGTCTTTATTAAACTTCATATTCCAATCAGATACAATCTTTACCAATACATTACCAAAATGCCTTAAACTTTCTGCATCTAAATGTAATTTCTTTTTTTGTGCTAAGATAGTAACTTCATCATCTTCAAAAATTATATCTGCACTACCATCATCAAATTGTTGTATTTTCATACTGCGTTCTCCTGCCAATGGGGTTGTCCCCATAATAGTTTTTTATCTTTTAGCCACTCTTTGTTTGGCCCATCTTTATTTACATAATGTAAAAAAGTCTGTGCATACCAATCACCTGTAAAAGGTTTTCTCCAATGAGGTATTTCGCAACCAAAATAAATTGCTGCATCTCCGTGTTCTAACATTACTTCTTGACCATCCATATAAATAGGCCAAGGAGTTCCATCAGAACCAATAGATACAGTTACACTTATTTCACAAGATTTTCTATCGGTATGAGGTTTTAAATCAGATCCAAAAGTATACATTCTAAAAAAAGAATATGTTGGAAATAATTTATAACCAGTCTGTATTTCCATCACCTCTCTTTTTTGTAACATAATTGATTCCATTAAAGGATCTTTATAAAAAATAGTTGCATAATTATTACTTTGTTCAAGATCAAAACTATCACTATTAAGTCTGTGTTTAATTCTCATGTAATCAGTTAATAAGTTAACTTCTGTTTTATTTAAAAAATTTTTTACTACTCTATACTTAAAAGGTCTTGTTATGTGTTCTACCATACCCACCCCACTATACTGTAACGAATGCCTTCTGTTATTGGCTTAATAGTATGTGGATACAAAAAATTACTTGGCCACATTATCATTCGTCCTGGTTTAACATCTATACAAAATTCTGAATCTTCTTCTTTTTGAGGATTTCTAAAACAAAGTTGTCCACCTTTGTAATCATTGTTGAGTAATGTAATTGTACTTATAACTCTTGGAAACTTAATATGATAATCAGTATGATACTTATAAAAGCCACCTGGTTTATATTTAAGTGCATTTATTTCTGCTACTTTGTGTGGATGTAAATCTATATTAGGATGAAGTATTCTATAATTATCAACTTGTTGTTCAATCTTCCTTCGGAGTACATTAAACCAATGTACAGAAGTTAATTCTTTATCATTAGGAAGGAATGCAAAGCTTTCTGTTTTTCTTATATCTTCTCTCACTACGTCTTTTTTATTTTTGTCATTATTTATAACACCAGCTTTTTCAAACCTGTCTGTTTTATTTAACCATTGCAGCAAACAAGCTACAGCTTCCGGGTGTAATACTTCATCAAAAACTTGTACAAAACTTCTTATTTCCATGTTATTTTCTTCCAAAAAGATGTTTTATAGTTATGTAATAACTTCATTGGATATAAAAAGGTACTTTTTTTAGCTGTTTTTATTTCTTTAACTTTCATTTCCCAACTTTCTTTTTTGTAAGGAATAACTTGTACATAGGGTGTACCTTTTTTCATTAAAAATCGTTTAAATTTAGTTTTAATTTTTTCTGTATCAACAACAGTAGGAAAATTAACTTCTGCTTGAAATTTATCAGTATCTACAATACCAGGTATAATACTCCATGGTTCATGCCAATTATTCATAGGTGGCAAAAATAGACAACTATACCCTGGTGGTGTTTTTATTCTCCAAGGATTTAATATCTTATGAAAAGGTCTGCCATTATTCTTAGCAACCATAGGTGAATCACCTAATTGAAATACTGGATGAGTAGATTCCTGATCTCCAAAATTCAAATTAGTTCCATCTTTAGCAGCTAAATCAGTTTGTAAAGAATATTTTACATGCATTAATGGATTACCATCATTATCAAAATGTTCCATAGCACAAGCTATATCTTGTGGTAATTTAAGTGCATATCCTGAAGTCAATGTATCAAGAAAAGGTACGCAACCTTTTACAGTTAACCTTTCCATAGTATGAGATAAATCTTTATACCATTTAGGAATATTAACTTTTATAGGAACAGGTTTTTCGATATCCCCAGTCGCTAAATATTCTGCTGAAGCAGAAAATTCTATGATATTAGCCATAAGGCTAAATATCAATTATTATGGACATTGTAAAGGACTGAATGCAGTAACACCTGTAGATTCCATATAGCTACATACACTATGTGCTAATGGGAAAGTCATACTAGAAGTATCTAAAGCTTTAAGAGCATCAACATAAGTTTGTATATCTGATGCCATAGCATTGTTTGGATTCACTGATAAAAATTGTTCAAAGGTTGCAATCTCTGAAGCAACTGCTGAATCAAATTCTTCTTTTGTTCTAGAATGATGTGCTTTTAATCCTGCTTCATCACCTGTTCTATCTTCTGAATCAACCCAAGCATCTCCAGTATAATATATATTACCGTGTCTTGCGTCATTTGCAGTATTTGTAGGAATCTCTACTTTAATGTATTGACCTGCAGTATATAATTCCTCTTGAATATTTTGTGCATTTACATGTTCGTCAGTCAAACAGATTTTATGCATATCTCCATTTGCTCTTTTAATTAATGTTGCCATATTACGTACCTAAATCCTCATAAACTACAATTCCACCAGGTCTTCCTTGGCTCCCTGGAGATGGGCCACTCGGGCCACCACTTCCTACGTTATCAGAACCAAAAATTAAGCTTCTTATATTATTAACGAAACCTGTGTTTCCTCCGTAGTCAAACGATGTAGTAGCAATGTTTGATGGAGCAGCTTGAATACTTCCAACATTTCCAGGAGTACCTCTAAATCCGTTTTGGTTTCTTCCATTTTGTCCTGAAGTTCCAGGATTAGCTATACCAAGGTTTGAAAGATTTGTTGTTCCTCCGCCTGTGCCAGGAATAGAGTAAGGCATTGCATGTGCACCAGATTTAGGGCCAGCAAAGTAACCGAAGCCACCTTTACCACCCGATCCACCTGTTGAGTTGAAACTAGGTTGGTTGTTACCACCATTTCCGCCACCACCTATAATATATGCTCCAACAAAATTACTATTAGTTACTTTGTTAAAAGTTCCAGAATCTGGGCCATATAATACTGAAGTAACGATCATATCTGGAGTTGCAGTAGATCCTGCAGAAGCAGCAGTAAGTCTTCCTTGAGCATCAACTGTGATAGTTGCTGCTGTATAAGTTCCTGCAGTAACAGCAGTGTTAGCAAGTTGGTCAGCACCAACAGCGTCATCAGCTATTTTTGCTTGAGTTACTGCATCATCCGCAAGTTTGGCAGTAGTTACATTTGCATCTAAAATGCCTGCCGTTACAACTGCGTTATCTGAAATTTGTGCTGCTCTAACTGCATCATCTGCAATTTTAGCATTTGTAATTGCATCGTCATCAATTTGGGCAGTAGCAATTGTACCACCAATTGTGTTAAGTGCAATTTCGTTTAAGTTAGTTCCGTCTGAGTAAGCGGCTACGATTTTTGCTTCACCTACAGCAAAACCAGTTCCACTTGCAGTTTTAATTGTTAAGTTTGTTACACCTGTAACAGCTGAACAATCAAAAATATAAAATTTTTCTATTGAATCAGGTATTGTAGCTATTGAAGCACCTGTTAAGGTTCCAGTAAATTTAATAACCATGTTTCTTGCATTTGATGCTGCAGCATCAGACATTACAAGTGCTTTAGTTCCACCATCAGTTAATGCTACTGCTTCATAACCTGCAATTGCTTGTTGAATTAAGTTTAAGTTTGTATTAGTTTTATCACCCCATGTACCAGCGTTTTCACCAGTGGTCATCAACTCCAGTTTAAGGTCAGATGAATAATTAGATGCCATAAATTTGTTCTCCTAAATTAAGTATAATTTTACTATTCCTATGCTGCTAAGTCAACAGGTGTCCATACATTAGTTACACCTGGATCTATTTCAGCCCATGCAGTTATATTAGGTGCACCTACCGAAGATGTCAATGATACGCCTGTTAAAGAAACTGTAGCGTTTCCTGCAGTTGTTACAGAACCTATAGCTGGTGTTGCGGCTTGACCCGTTACACCCACCATTTGACCTGGAATTTCTCCTTCATCTCCTAGTGATAAAGTTGCTGCAATTCCTGTAGGTTGTTCTTTAGTTGTTTGAACTAGACTGATAGAACCTAAGCTTGAAGATAGTGATATTCCTGTTACATCAACAGGTGTGTTTTGGAATGCTTCTACAGAATTTATAGACATAGTCGCAGCAATACCAGTCATGGTTTCATTAGTTGTTTGCTGTAAACTAAAGTTACCTTGTGATAAATCTAATTGATCTTCTGATGCATTTACAAATACATCATTATCAATTTGTATAGAGAAATTAGCAGCCAATGTCATAGACAATGCCTGTCCAGTTTCTGCAACAGTAACGTCTGTTGTAACAGATTCGCTACCAATTGAAGATGATAATGCTTGTCCAGTTACTGCTACTGAATATGCTTCACCCCAAGCAAGGTTACCCCAAGCTCTTCTACCCCAACCAATTCCAGTTAGTAAGCTTTCATCAATAGTTACTGCTCCAGAAGTTGATGTAAGTGCTGATCCAGTTACAGGTACACCTATTCCAATATCTTCTTCTCCCATTGAAGTAGTTAAAGATAATCCGGTAGCAGCGAAATCGTAAGATATTCCGTACGCACCCACACCAATAGATGATGTTAAGCTAATAGATCCTGTTGTTACATTGCAATCACCACTAGTTGATGGTGAACCAGTTGTTGATGATAATGCTTGTCCGGTAACATCTTGGTAAACACCTGATAATTCTCCCCAAGCATTTTCTCCCCAAGTGTCTCCACCCCAACCTATATTGATTTCATTATCAACAACGACTGCTGTGATTTGTGTGTCTAATGATTGTCCTTGAGCTAATACGTTTCCAGCAATACCCCAAGAACCTTCGGAAAAACCACTTCTTCCCCAACCTGAATTAACTTCAGCAGAAATGGTTACATTGCCAATACTAGAGGATGCACTTACACCAGAAACAGTAACACCGGCATCACCTTGTGCTGCCCAGCTACCTTGTCCCCAATCAAGTGCACCCCATGTATTCGACATTCATACCTTTTACTTTTTATGCAATCCTTAATATTGCAGCAGATGTTGTAAACGCAGGGAATTGAATAGTGAAAGTTCCGCTAGTTGCAGTCTTGTCACCACCAAAATCCAATACAGCCACAGCACTATTAGAGTTAGATGTATTATAAATTAATGCACCTCTCGCAGTTAACGTAACGTTTGTAAACGATAAGTCTGCAAAGTCAGTTATAGCAGTGTTAGTTGCTAAAGATGTTCCTGTGTTAACAAGAGCACCTCCACCTGAAGAATATCCAGATGGTGAAGTAACCTGGTTACCAGTTGTAAATGAAGTTGTAGATTTACCTAGCGTTGCTGAGCTAGTGTACATCGCTAACTTGAATTTATCACCAGTAGTCTGCGTAAAGTCATGTTTTGCTTCTAATAATTCTTTTTTAAAAGAATTACAGATTGCGTTAGTTGTTATTGCCATAGTAGGCCTCCTTCTAAATTATTAATTTGGCGATGGTGAAGGAACCTTAATTCTTGGAACCCCATCATCGTATTCTGCACGTCTTCTTCTCCCCATTTGTTGAAGAGCAAAATTTTGTACTTCTTCATCATACTTCTTTTGATAGAGGTTGTATAGATCCATAGGCCCCTTTAAAAACCGATATGCTTCAGCTAGTGTCCCATGTAATAACATAGACTCCTGATACTTAGAAAGAAAGGTTTCATTCGATGAAGTAAATTGAGGTGGATCCTGTATGTAGTTTATTTGAACAGTATAATTAGAATCAGGAATTGGAGCTACTATGAAATTGAAATCATCCCAATTAGCATAATATTTAGGTAATCCTGTATCTGCACTGCTGTTATATTCAGATATAAAACTTGTATCTCTTTTTTCTAAAAATGTTCTAACAGATCCATTAATTACTTGAACAGATCTGATAATTGTTAAATCAGACGGAAGACTTACAAATCTGTTTGTAGCAGTAAACGTAGAAGTTGAGTATTTTCTTAAATCATCATAATCAACTTTACCTGCAACATCTAATTCAACAGATCTTATAAAATCTTGAATGATAGCATCAGTCAAAACATTACTATCTACTTCTGTGTAATTTCTGACTTGTGTTAAAAAATTAGAATATGTTATTGCCATTATGATATTACCACCGTTGCTGCACCACATATTGTACTTAGTTGTCTTCTTCTATTTTGTAAAGAAGGATCTTCTGGTTGCATTGAAGTTATATCTGTAGATAATGATGGATCACTATGAGTAGCCACAAAAGTTTGAGTTCTAAAAGCAAATTCACCAGGTAATGCTAAATTAGCAACACCAACCATTATTCCACCAGAGTTAGTTATAGTCACATCACTTGTAGAAGTATTTATAAATGGTTGTGTAGGTTGTTGAAACCTTTGCACTCTTGCGTTTTGTAAAGCTATTGCATCAGATACTTGTCTTCGTCTTCTAATCTGTGGATGTTTTGGTTCATATTCAGATGTATGTACTAATGAACCATTCCATTCTTTTACCATTTCATTATATGGAAAAGCTTGTCCTGATCTATCAGATATCGCTAATGATCTTTTTCCAGTTGCAAACTTACCCATTAAACACCATCCCCAAAATATGTTTGAGGTGATATAAATGTAGAAGCTCTTTGACCGTCTTCATCTAAAGCTCTTTTTAATTCATCCTCATAAATTAATTTATTTTGTTGAACAAGTTGAGGAGCTTTTTTCATAGCTATATAGTAAGCCATACCTGCAGCTAAACAAGGTAAAAATCTGTAAACTACATCAGGGTCTTTAGTATATGCTCCAGCATCTTCAATTCTTTTTATTACATAATATTTTAAATATGTATAAGTGCTTAAATTCGGTGCTTGATATAAATAAATTTTCGGTGTTGTTTCTCTTGAAACATAATATTGTGATGGTTGTCCTGTCGCTAATTTATTTGGTAAAGCAGCATATGTAGATCTGTCAATTTTTGATAAAGAAATATCTTGTGTACTTGCAGTATTACTTGCTGCAGCTGTAGAAGAAATAAAAGCTTCTAATACATCACTTACACTAGAGCTTACAGAATACTCTGCTTGTCCTGAAACTAAAGCTGCTTCATGTAGAGCTACTTTCCATAAATGTATTCCTCTGTTACCCCATTCAGATAAAAGAAGATTTAAACTTCTTCTTGCTGAACGCATATCATAGCCAGAGTTAGTAGATAAACCACATCTCTCATAACCTTCTTCAATAATTTCATCTATGCTTAAATTAAAAGCAACTGTTCCAGATGTAGCCATTACATATTCTCCTTATTAGCGGCCGCTTTGAGAGTGTTTGACTTCTCCTTTTTGCGGTTGTACAACTTCTTAGATTGTAGCACTTTTTGACTAAACTTTGAAGACCTTAGGCTTTTTGCGATATAATTTGGAGAGGACACGTCTTTTCTTCTTTTTTTCATCTCTAGCCCCTCTAAGCTTTCCTTCTATTTGTTTTGGTATTGCAGTTCTTCCTATTGGCATAAAGTATTATATCACAAAATGTTTTGAGCTGATCCTAATATTGGTTTATATTTTGTTTTTCCCTCTGATCTGTACGCATGTAAAAATGATGCTCTTGGTGTACCTTCAACCCAGCTACAATGAATCCAGCCTGAATTAGGTTCGCCAGGAGTGTAATATTCAAGGATAAGCTGATCCGGCTCAAGGTTATTTTTAATCCAATCAAAAAGTTCTGCATTGTCTACACCTATTACTTCGAAGTCTGCGGCTTCAGCTTTGGCATGCTGTGAATTGGCAGAGCTGCCAATAGCTGTGCATAATTCTACACTACGAAATCCACTGGTTACCTTAACTCTACCAAAATGGTCACGTACTGGTTGCAGTATGTTTTCACATAATAATTTTAATTTTTCTACTTGTTCTGCGTTAGGATTATTATTAATTCCCTTCCTAATTGCAGTATCTGATTTAGTTAACTCTGAGAGAGTGAAGTTACGGCTTAAGTTCATAATTTTCCTTTAGTTCTAATACAATATTTAAATTAAATCTGAATTTGTTGTAAATTGGTGGACTTCCACAATGCAAGATATTGCTATTAAAGATTTTAGCTTGTCTTGGTTTATCATAATGTTTCTCGTCATTTATAATTGTATAACCATCGTCATCGATGCTATACACAATTGACAAAAAGTTATCATCATTCTCGTCAACATGTAAAGACCCTACAGCTGATTTAGTATATAAATTGTAATAATATCTTACAACATTTGCATTTAAATTTAATTTTTCTTTAATTCTTGCAGCAATTTTATCTGCTATTTCAGTTAATTCTTTATTTTCTTTTGAAGTGTTTATATCTTGTTTTGATTGTGGAATGCAGCAAAAACCATTATCAACAGTATAACCGTTTTCAGCATTATCTATAGATATACGCCAATCGGAACATATCAATAGTAATTGTTTTAAATTTTCGTTTTCTTTTCTATCTAAAACTTCATCAATTTTTTGAATCATTAATCCAATATCAGTGACGTTATCTTCTTCTCTCCCATGTATATCTCTATGTTAGCCTTAGACTTTAGGCACTGATAGGTAACTCTATCTTTAGAACTTTTGTCTTTCATAGCAATACGTTTTGATTTAAGGCACTGGCTTAACGTAGGTTGAATACGATGCTCGATAATTTTATTATCTACAATAAGTAATAAAGCAAATACAACCTCAACCATTAGTGACTACTCCCGTTTCTAATTAATTTTTCTACATCTTCATTAAGCTTTTTAACTTGTTCTTTTAAAAAATCAATATTAACTGCATTGTGTCTCATACTTTTCATTTCTTTTTCTACATCCTCTAAAACACCACTTATGTGCTCCACCAACATAAAAAGCTCGGCCTCCCCGGAAGATTGACCAAGTTCTCCACGCGGATATTTGATTCTAAATTCAGAGTTAGCTTCTAAATCTTTAGTCATTAACTCTAACTGTGTGCTATGTCGGTTAAGCTTTTCATTAATACCGAAATAAGCCCAGGTGCCGATTGCGACCATACAAATCAAGCTAGCAACCGTTTTCATAGGCATTTGCACGGCTGCCTCTTCGCTAATTTTTAAAGGTTTATTACTCATATTTTGGTTTTGGTAAAGGGATTATAATCTCTTTAAGCTCCAATTTCAATGGAGTGTGGTCTACGGGTCTTACAAAAATAGCCAATATACAAAACAATATTATTAATATTGCGGTGAACCAATAGTTCATTTTGAGACTCCATTAAGTTAACCAATTTTTTATTTTCTTCCAGAAAGCACCAGTTTTAGTTATATTTTTACCTTCATGATTACATTTTTTACAATCATTGCAGCTAGGACAATCTCCAATTGTACCGTGACCAGGACAATGACATACATGATTACAGTTTAGACATATTACTCTCATCTTTTTTTCCCTTTTTACATTGACAACGTGGGCCTGATATTTTGTTTGCTAACCATTCACATAAGACATCTAGCTTTTCAAATAGTTTATAACAAAATTTATCAATCATTTTTATTTTCCATTTCGTAAAACATATTATCACTATCTTCAGTAACTAATCCAGAGTCCTCTGCGTCCCAATATGTAGTTTGGACTTTATAGTCTGGCCAGCTGTTATCAGTAGTATAACTATTAACATGCCACAGAATGCGATTATTAGGCTGAGCTGCATAATTGCCGTTATCAAGAGCCAGTATGTGTGCACACTTATGTTCTTGAGGAATTTCAGAATGCTCAGTATCCAATATGTTAGTTTCCGGATGAGCCCAGTCAACTGTAAATAAATATTTTCCATGTAAAAACTTTTTATCTAAGCCTCTGTACTTACCGTTTAAACCAGCCAACCAATCAAAACAATGAACAGAAGGATAATAGCTAAAGCAATTCCAAAGTTGAAGTTCACTAAGTCTTTGAGTGGGAACAGTTTTCGGTTCATAACCACGTTGAATAAAAGCCGAAATTGGGATTCGCCAAAAGCACGCACCGTTTGGTAACATGATATTAAATAATAACGCACGGCCTGAAATCGATACCAAACCGAATACAACGCAATCTTCAACTTCACCTTGATGTTGTTTGAGATCATAAAGGTACTCCTTTCTTACCTGACAATAAATCGGTGGAATATTAGCATTTAAATAGGACATAGTCTAACATTTCCATCTACGTCTCGCTTGTCTGATTCTTGAATTAGGGTCATTTCTAGTTTTTGCACTAGATCTTTTTAATTGACCAAGACTTCTAGCACAATAACTTTTTCTTCTTTTTGCTGCTTTAGACCCTTTTTTTACTTTACCTGTTACTGCTGTTTTTAATTTAGATCCAGGATTAGCAGCTCTATATGCTGCAACACCTGCAGCTGTCATACCGGCTCCTGATTTTGTTGATCTGTAATTTTTTTTATTTCTAGGAATTGACTTCTCAGCTTTTCCACCATTACTAAATTTTTTTTTGAATTTTATTCTAAATTGACCATCTGTTTTTACACCAATATCTAATCTAGAATTTTCAGTTGATTTACCAACATTGATAAAAACTTTTTCATCACTAGGATCAATACCTAAGTTTAAATCTGAATAATAGCTTTTATCCTTAGCCACAATTTACTCCTAAGTATATGTTATAGTTACACCTGGTGTAGCAGTTAAATCTAAGTAAACTCCGTCTTCAAATAAAATTCCTGAACCAGGAATATACATATCTAAACCTTCAGTTCCAAATTTGTAAGTTGCAATTGCAGTTCCTGAAGCTCCTCCACTTTTTAAAATAATAGAAGAACTTGCTGCACCTTCTGCTTGAATAGATGTAACTCTAGCTCTTTTTCCAGTAGCAACCATTTGACCATCTGCTATAGCGTGGGCTACCGATTGATCTGATGTAAAACTTCCTCCACCACTCATAATTATCCGTTCTGACCAGTTAAGTTAGGCCCTGAAAATTTATCTGTAAACAGAGTTAACGCAGTAACTTTTGTTGCTGTTGACACATAAACTCCTGCTGGAAATAAAATTCCATCTTCAGGTAAAGAAAAATTAACAATATCTCCTGAAGGTACATCCATTGTTAATAGATTTGTACCACCTGTTGAAGCAGTTGTATTTAATTGAATTTGTCCTGCACCAGTTCCGTCAGATGCAATTGTAATAGCTTTTAATCTTACAGGTGCTGCAATTACAGCAGTTCCACTTGCAGTTCCTGCTACTCTTGTTGCTTGTATATCAGCTTTAGCTGCCATAAATTCTCCTAGTTTGTGGCTCCCGAAGGAGCCACTAATTTAATATTACGCAAATTGTTTGTAATTTATAATAAATGCAAAATTACCAACTGAAGATGCGGATGTTGTTGTAGTGATCTGACAGTAGATGTCTCTAGCAGCACCACTTACATTTGCTCTTGGAGATGCAGCTGGAGAAGCATCGCTTCCAGTAGTATCTAAAAGAGTTAAACCATAGTGTGCACCTGCAGGTACAGTTGTTCCGCCATCAAGAATTTGATCAGTGATAGCAGCAACTAATTGTGCTCCACCTGTTGCAGTTCCAACTTTGAAACCAATGTCGCCTGAAGCAACAGTTGGTGCAGATTGACAAACTATTTGAATAGAAGTTATTACCGTATTATCTGGTTGTGAGAATGCTACTTCGCTTGTTCCAGCAGTTGCCGCACAAGGTACGTTAGCAATTCCTTGACCAATCATAAGAGTTCCTACATAGTTTCCAGATGCGTCTATCTTAAAAACATTTGTATAAGCTCCTGTTGATGAGTTTTTAGTAGCACCAATAAAACCATTCTCGGATCGTACCGGGCCATTAAATGTAGTATTTGCCATAATTTTCTCCTTTGTATAGCTTTAATTATGTTGTCTCTATACCGTCTGCCTAGCCAGTCAACATAATAATTTATTCTAGGTCTTTCTATTATACATAAAAAAAGGGGCGATGTAAAACACCGCCCCTAATTAATAATACTAGATGTATTTATTAGCTTGTAGGTAAGTTTCCGTTACCAAATACACATCTTGGATCACTCCATCCAAATGAGTATCTTTCTCTAGCTTTAAATCTCATGTTACCAGTATCGAAGTCACCTTCCATCGCAGTTTTGATTGGTGATCTAACGAACATTTTTAATCCGTTAGGTACATCAGTCAATAGGAAGTATGAATCTGTGTCAGTTAAAAAGTTATTAACTCTGTAACCTTCAGGAACCATACCCATGTTATTGATGGCGTTGATGTCATTGTCAGCTGTTCCAACTCTCATTGGAGACTTCATGATTCTTTCCGCTGTGAACTGAAGTTCTTTCGGAATAATCATTTTTCTTCCAGAGGCTGCAATTTTTAAGCCTCTTTCATCGACAAATCCAGCAATGTCAATCAATGACTGCTCAAGAGAAGTTTCGTTTAAGTCTGCAGCAACTGCAAGAACATTTGAAAAAGTTCCGCCTGTTGCAAGTGGGTGAGCATTTCCGATTAGGGATTCACCGTCACCACCTGTTACAGTTGTAACTTGTGCATTGTTCAATACGTTAGCAGCTTTAACTTGCTTCGTGTTTGCCATAGATCTTGCAAGAGCTCTTGTGTATCTTCCTGCTAATCTATCGTATAGGTTATCTTCGATTGCTTCCTCAGTGATTGAGAATGCTAATGCGATTGTTTCGTGATTGTATCTTGCTGTGAAAGTTTCACCTGCTTGATCAAACACTACTCCAGCACCTTCTTGTTTAACTGGTGCAGAAGCAAAACCGCTTAACATTACTTCCTCTTCGAAAGCTCTGTCAGATGTTTCAGTCGCGAAAATCATAACGACTATATTCCAGGCCGAATAAAGCATTCAAACCTGGCTCTAGTTCTTTAACTAGTTGGGATCGTGATATTGCCATAGTTATTCTCCTTTATTATGCTATGCCTGTACCACTTCTATAGAAGTGATTGTTGATTCTAACAAGAATGTTAGCATTCGCTGATGCAGTGTCAGAATTATCAGGGTCTTGCGAAATATCAATTGCTTGAACAGCAAATGTTGCCGCAGTACCTGATACTGATACATCAAGTTGTGCTTTTGACAGTCCTGTTTGTGTAACACCAGTAGTGTTCGTTACAGAGTAGTTCTTATAAAGATCTGCTCTCGTGAACGCAGCGTCTGCATCCATTAAGAATACAGCGTCTGGGTCATCGATTACAAATGCCGTAATGTCACTCGCAGCGATTGAACCAGGATAGTAATTACTATACGTTGGTTTTTGAGTAGTTGGATCAGTATAAAAACATCCGTTGAAAACGCCCACAACAGCATCAGATGTGTTAGCACCATGTTTCTGAATGTTACCAGTACCTAGTGGTTCCACTAAGTCACCTTGGTAAATCGCAGTCGCATAGCCACTAGCAATCGTATATCTGTTTTGAGCACCTACTAATGGTGTACCGTCTAGTTTTCTGTACGGTCTTAGACCGAACTTTTCAGCTACGTTAGCCATAGTTGTTTCTCCTTATGTTTTAATTATCCAAGCTATCTCAGGTAGGTAGTGCAAAAAAATTATTTCTTACGTCCACCACCAAAGGTAACTCTAGACTGCCTATCAATATTGATTGGCATGTCCGGGTGTTGTTCCTTCATAAGATCCCTATCAATCGCGTCTGTTCTATCTTGAG